CCCTCTGCCTCCATCGCTGCTACTGAATCTGCACTCATGCCTTCAATAACGCGGATGTCACCAGTAGCGGTGATGATGCAGTCTGCCTTATCCATCTCCCAGTACTGGCGGTCTACCACGCAATAACGCTTACCTGCTTTATCCTCGTCGCCATAGCGCGACTCGTACTCAGTGAACCGGTCGTCATTGCCGAAGCTGTTGCGGTCAGTGACGCTGCGGTCTCCGTAGTCGTGGTTGTCCCCAGGCAGCCCCTCATTCAGCTCGCGCATGTTCTTCGTGCCATACAGCATCTCGATCTCGATCAGCGTCAGCCACTTGATAACGATCACATCCGCCCAGTTGTCCGGGTCGTAGTCCTTGGCGTCGGGGTCGGGTATCACGTCAAGCGGGTCCAGAACGTCGATCTTGATCTCACCCAGGATCGTGTCGTCATAACTCATGCGTATGTCGAAGTATCCGCGCTGCTGGATCACGCCATCACTGAACACCAGCGTCTCTTTTGGATGAAACTGGTTGTTGTCAGCGATCTGCATGGCCAGCTTGGACAAGGTGGTGGCTGTTTCCTGATCGGACGGGCCTGAACGCGGACGAAAGCCAATGTCCATGCGATTGCCAATCTGGTAACCGACGGCAGAATCGATCTTGTTGGTGATCTGGTTGAATTCCAGCGCTGGCTTGCCCGCCGCCTCGCAGGCCATACGGTCGGCTTCACGCCACTGACGGCCACCACCCATGTAGAAGCCTTCACATTCACGGGCAGCTTCCATGTAGTCGTCATGGCCTCGGGTGATGCCGTACTGGTAGCGGTCCCAGTTCCTTTGGGCTACTTGCTTGTCGTTCACGTCAGTCATGTCAGGCGCCCATAGCGGATTTGGCCGAACGCTGGCGAATGAACTTCGATTTCCAGTCTTCGGTGAATTGGTCATCAGCGGAAACCGGCTCGGCAAACGTAAGAGCCAGTGCGTCGCCGTCATCGGGTGATCGGCGAAGCACCTTCTTGATCTCTTCTTTCTTGTCCAGCTTGAGCTGGCCGTTGCTGCTGTACTGATCGCCGCGCGCTGAAGTGAGATCGCCGTGCAGGCGGTCGTCATCAGGAATGCAGGGGGTGATGTCGTCGTGAATCCACTCAGCCATCTCGCCCCACATCTCGGAGCGCTTGTTGAAGTATTTGCGCGGGTCGGATGCGGCAGAGCCGAAGTTCACAGCAGTTACACGGTCGCCGAAGCCGAGCTCTACAAGGCGGTCATAGACGCCTGCGCCGATGCCGCCGATATCGATGAACATCATCCGGATCGTTGTGTCTTCGCGCAGCATGCGGGCTGCTTGGCCCGCTACGTTCATCGTGTCCGCCGACTTGTTGCGCTCCAGTCCCCAGGCAACGCGCCCCTGGCGATGAATGAACACAGAAGGGTCGCCACCACGGCCTGGATCGAGGCCTACGACATGAGCGCCGATGCGCTGGGCGTTCTTGAGCGGGCGCTTGCGGGCCAGTGATACCTTGACGGTGTTGATCAGGGGCTTATGCCCGATGCGCTGGAATGCCAGGTCTACAGTGGCCGGGTATTCCTGGTTGAACCAGTTGTGGTCGCCCGCGAAGTCGGTTGCGATCTTGGCCGCACGCCAGGCCATCTGCTCTTCGTCGAGGCCGTAAGCCTCCATGTATTCGTAGTCTTCATCGGAAAGCTCAAGACCAGTGGCATCACGGCGATAATCGCGATCAGCAAACCATGGGATGAACACGGCCAGATAGTCAGACTTGCCAGCCTCTGCCAGCACCCAGAATTCGTGGAACAGGTTCCCAAGGCCGTTGGCAGTGGACTCAATGATCGCTTCGCTATCTTCAACCAAGGGGACGGTCTGACCGAGGCCGGCCATGATCTGCTGAGCGTTAGGCCAGAAGGCCATCTCGGAGGCGTGAAGGTATTGGATGGTGTCGGATCGGCCCGCGCCGGGGCTGCCTGCTGTAGCGACTTTGTACCCGCTGCGCAGCTTGGCAAACGATAGTTCTGTGCCTGAGTTCGCCTTGGTGGCCGGACGCAGCGTTGCATCACTCAGTTCGAAATAAGTCTTCGCCATGCCGAACAGGTTCTGCGTAGCAGCATCCAGGTGCGTCAGGATCATCGTTCGCTTGCCGAAGCCCATAGTCGTGCGCTTGTAGAAGCGCGCTGCGACGTAGGTGCTGATGCCTTGCTGACGCCCCTTCAGCACGATGACGCGCACCCAGCCTTTTTCCGCCTTCTGCTTCTCAATGGCGGCGTGCAAAATTCGCTGAGCATCGTTCCACTTGAAGGGATGAATCTTCCCTTCTTTGGTCCGGATTTTCAGATTGCGCGCACAGTACAGCTCGTCGTCGGTGATGAGCTGGGTGAGCATGGCGTCGGCTGACATGGGTTAGAGCGCAGCCAGTCGCTGAGCGAGCAGCTCAGAGTATTCATCCATCGCGGCGACTTGCGATGTCAGCAGCCTTTGCGATGTCGAAGACTGCTCTGCGAATGCCGCTGATTCGACGAATGCGTGCAGCTTAGTGCGACGTTCGTCGAGCTGAGCCTTCTCGCCAATCAGGCGCTGATGGAATGGCGGAAGATGGGTGACATGGCCGATCGGGAGATAAGCCGCCTCGAATACATCTTTCGGGCTCCAGCTTGTATACCCATCAGCGTATTTTACCGCGAAGCCTTCGATGCCATCTTTATCGGCAGGCCAGCCTGTGATTTGTTTAGTGCCGATGTATTCCTGAGTCATGCCATGCCCCTATCTCGATTATCGAAATGACAGGGGCTACGCTATGTGACTGGATTTGTTATGCAACAGGCGTGAAAAAGCCCGCAGCGTGGCGGGCTCCTTCATTGCAGGATGATCAAATTTCTAGTCGGCTAAGGATTGATTCCACCAAACTCAAGGATGTGGAAAGTCTATCGGCCAACGAATCGATCTGCGCGGCCAGCGGGACACTGTAACCAACCTGTTTTAGCGCCGTAGCGCCTTCTGGTGACTGGGCGCGAGTTACCGGTGTTAGTCGCTCGTTGAGCTGACTCACCAACATGGAGAGTTGTTCTGCGCATGCTTCTGCGCGTTGAAGGCGCGAATACACCTCTGGAGATTCTTTTGGCTCTGCTCCGAAGCTGGAAGCGATACCTGATTGTGCGTTCATGTCATGCCCCTGATGTGATTGTCGAATGACGTGATCAGGGTCTGTGACTGGGCTTAAACGGCAAGCATAAAAAAGCCCGCTGGTTTAGAGCGGGCTCCGACCGGGCAACTCCCAATCCTCTTGCATCTACATCGCGTGAAACCCTGAGCGGCCTAAGCCTACCTCCCGGACAGGTTCAAGGTTTCACGCTGATGGAGACGCTTTCGTGCGCGCCACGGTTTGCGATGGTGACGTTTCGTGGCGCGGAACGATGCATCTCTGCTCGCGGTTCATGTACCCGTGCCGCTCTATCATTCCGCCACCCTGGGTGCAGATAGCTCTTTCCTTATTTCCTTGATATGCCCAATAACAGCTCATCGGTATCAGTGCAGTTGCGACTAAAAACAATGTTCCGAACACGTATGTGCTCATCTCACCACGCCCCACCGATTGAGCGGGCCAGCGCCAAAGCTAGAAGAGCCCTTAACTTTTTTATGCTGACTCTTACCCGGCCATACCGAGTCAGATCTCTGAAGGCCAGTGACGTCATATCCTTCCCGTTCTAAACGATCAAACAGGTCAGAGCCAACCAAAAAGATAGGATTCTCGGGCATGCATGATTCCGGGATAGATTCGAAGCACTCCCTGACAATATCTAAAGCAGACTTCATCCCTTCGCCTCCATCAACCGCGCAAGGCGGTCTTCGTAGGATTCTTCGCTGCCGGCCTCGTCAAGGTTGAATGCCTGACGTTCGAGTGCGACGAGATTCTTCATTGCCGTGGACAGGTCGCGCAGAACAGCTGCGTTGCTTGGTAGCGAGACGGCCTTGTTCATCCTGTAGCGGCGCTGGCTGTTATCGTCATCTTTGGTTTCTATCTCGATATCGTTCTCGATCGACTCGCGGTTGACGGCTGTGTCGATGAGCTGCCCCATCAACAGACTGACGATCTCCTGCCCCTGACCGATGTCTTTCCTGTGTCGCCTGATCACTGCCAAGTTCGTCTGGACAGCAACGTCAACATCCTCCCGTGTGGGGGTGCTGTTTCGCGATACAGCAGTGCTGTCTTCTGCCTCTTGCTGGGTGATTAGCGCAGCTCTTGTGCGCTCCCTAACCTCTTGGGATGCGTCCTGCACCCATCCCTCTTTCTTGGCCTTGCGACTAGCATTGCCCGAGTTGGCGCCATACTTGTCACACAGCGCGCGCATCGACATGGAGCCGAGCCGATACTCTCTCTCAAAGCCCTCCCAGTCGATTTTCTTGCGCTCTGCCATTCAGAAACCCTCGTACTCATCAGTCCACATACAGCACCTCATCGGGCTTGCCTGACATGGCGAGATCGCGAATTGCCCGGGCGTCCGCTAGTGCGTTGTGAGGAAGAGCGGATTCAGCATCGAGATCGCGCCGGATTTCCATCGTGAGTGGCGGCGTGTTGATCCGCATCCCTGGACCTGTGATCAATGCCGAGCAGAAGTGCTGGATGTCTTCAGGCCAGTCCGCGACGACATGAATAGATTCGAAATGGCCGAGGAAGGTTTGCAGCTTGGCCTGAAACTGATGTCCGGGAATCTCGGTTTTACCCAAGATCGGCATGACGTGTTCCGCAACCCAATCCCCCGGCTCGGCACATGGCAGGACCTCGTAGAATTCGCGACCGCATTCGGAGACCAGCGCCATGGAGATAAGCGCGCCGCCGAACTCGTTGAATTCCGTGTCGATGTACAGATTCATTGCGCAATGCTCCCGTGCTTGATGTGAATCAGTTGTTCTTGTCAGCCGACTGGATGCAGTGCTCGCAGTTGAGCTTCTTGCACAGCCAACGCTTGACCTGCGGCCACCACGTGACCATGAAGATGTGCCTCATACCTGCGCATGCCAGTGATGCATGGAACGTGACTCCTGCGACGGTGGGGGTGATGTAAAGCGCCTCAGCGCGGGTAACGATGGCGTAGCCGGATAGGGCAATAGATGCATAGATCACTTTACCTATCACCCCATCACGCACCCTTCGACTGAATACCGACCAGATCGCCCAGACGACGATTACGGCGATAAAGAATGTGCTGAAATTCTGTGTGGTCACGGATTGCCTCCTCCGAACTTGGAGCGAAT